CAGCAGATTCCTCTTCTTTTTGAGCAGTCTTAATTTCATTATCTTTTTCTTTTGCAATAGCTAAAGCATCTGGTTCTTTCTCAACTTCTTTTTTGTCATCTTTTTTTTCAGCAGCTTCTTTCCACATTTTGTTTAATGTTTCTCTCATAGAAAGAGGTTTAACAACTTCTTTCTCACCTTTAGCATCTAGCTGAGATTGATTTTGTGCCTTCTTAGTTGACATATGAGTTTCATCAAGTTCTTTTTCTTCGTTAGCTTCATTAGCTCTCATCAATGCTTTTTTAACATCTGGATGGTCAGCTAAACCTGGTGTTACTTTGTTAATTGTTTTAACTGCACCAGAGTAATTACCTGCTTTGTAACGAGGGTCATTTAAAATACCATACGCTTGTTTAATTTGAGCACTAGAAAAATTAGTTTTCTTTGCACTATTTCCTTGAGGACCTGAACCAGGACCACCTTCTTTCACTTCTTCTTTCATCTCTTTTTTCTTCTCATCTGAAGAATGACCGAAAGATTTATGTACAAGGGTGTCTAACTTCTTGTGAAATTTATCTATTTCTTTAGAAGTAGCCTGTTCATCTTTTGCGTTATGCATCTTGTCAATCTTATTGAAAAATGCTTTCTTTTCAGCAGGTGTCATTGAACCAATGCCTTTACCTGCTTTGTCTAATTCTTTTTTAAATTTATCTTGGTAGTCGCTTTCTAAAACCTTTGAAGATAGTTTTGTGATTACTTCTTCAATGCTACCGGGTCTTTGTTTTAAGTAACTCATTTATTTACTCCCTTTTACTTTGGCAGCTAAATCTTTGTCAGCGCCTCCCCAAGTTCCTGAGGATTTTGTTACGAATGAATTTACACGAGCTAAAGCCCATTGTACTTGTGTAGCGCCTGGTCGGTGTCCACCTCTCCAAGCTGCCATACCCCTATCATATACCTGTTTCAATACTGAATAAGGCATACCTGTTTCATCTGCTTTTTTTCTCACAGCTGAAATACTTTCATATACTGCTTTTGCTGGGTGTTCTTTGTCTTCTTTTTTAAGAATAGATTTTGCAATCTCGTGGCCTTTAGTGATAGTAGATTTCTTTAATGGTGGTTCATCACCTTTCATTTTCTTTGCTTGTGCCATACCAATAGCATATGCACTGTCTTTATCTTTAACTTCTTCACCTAAGATACCTTTTACAACTTTTACATCCATCTTTAATTCTTTTGCAATATCAGCAACAGATTTACCGTCTTTTTGCATCTGGTCAATCTTACTCATCATACCTTCAATTACTGGTGGAAAAGGAGAACCTCCTGCTCTACCAGATAAGTATGCTCTTAAAGCAGCCGCTGTAGTAGGGTCAATCTGTTTGTTGCCAAACATTTCACCTAGTTCTTCATCTGTATATTGTTTATACAGTTCGTTAATTTCTTTCAATTCACCTACTGCAATATCAACACCTTCTTTTCTTAATCCAATAAGTTGTTGTGCTTTGTAATTATGTTTAGAAATTAATCTTGCACTTGCCATAGATGATATAAAAGGAATGTCTGCTTTGTATAATTTCTCTAAGTTGTCTTTATTTTTATCTAACTTATCAAACATTGCTCTCATCTTATTAGCATTGTCAATAGAAATTCTTTTATCTTTTAAAGGACCATATGCTTTTTTAAGTTGTGCAATCTGAGCATCACTAAAGTTTTCTTCTAATTCAAATTCTTCATTTGCATTATCTGGATTATACTCCATATAGTCTGCAACCGAATTGATATAGTCTTTTGCTTTTGTAATTTTAGATTGTACCCAAGCTTCTAATGGATTGCCTTCGTCAGATTTGCCTTGTAAGATAGAGGATAGTTTTAAGGCTTTATCTGAGATAGCTTCTAATTCACCACGAGCCATAGAAATTTCGTGGTCTTTATCTTCATTAACTTCTTTAAACTTAATGCCAGGTTTTAAAGTGTCCATTGTAATCTTAATGTCTTTAACACCATCTCTTTTAAGTTGTGCCATTTTCTTTTCAGCATCTGCGTGTGTTTTAAAAGGCACAGCAAATCTTTTACCGTTTGCTGGGTCTAAAAATCTTACCGTATGAGATGTTAACTCATTTAAGTGGACAGCTTTCATTGCTTCTGCCATTGTTTGTCTATATCTACTCATGTTCCTCTATCTCTATAATTAGTTCACCATTTCCTTTATGTAAACGGTGATATGTTTCTTTTTCTATTTCTAATAAATGGCCAGGTTTCATTTCAAATGGTAGTTCATTGTCCATTTGTAATTTCCAACCATCACTCTTCAATACTTTAATAGTCCTGTTTTTAGCATCTCTATGCCAAATCAGTTCTTCACTTTCTGCATTATAAAAAGTTCTAACAAACTTCGCATCAAATAAATTCAATTGGTCTTCGTATGGTTTTACCAATAGAAGTTACCTCCACCTGACAAACCTAAACTCTTCGCATATCGTGGTAAATTACAAGCCCAATATGCAGCTTTAGTTTTGTCTTTCTGCTGGTCACATCTGTGTCTAGCAGCGAAACTCTTTCTTGCTTCAGGATTATTTAACTTAACTTTTAATCCTGTTGTATCGCCCCAAGTAACTTTCTTAATCTTGTCACCATCACGGACAAATACATAAAACTTTTTCGGTCCACCTTTTTTTGGTTTATTCAATGGTGGATTCTTCTCATCTTCTTCTTGTATTGGACAATCTAAAGGTACTTTTTCACCTTCAAATTCACCAAACTCACCAATATCTGTTTCTAGTAGTGTCTTATCCCAACTAGATAACTCAGTTAAAAGGCCTTCTTTATATAACTCTCTTGCCTCTCTAAAGAGTTTGTAAAATTCTTCACTATGGACTCTATAGATATTTTCAGCAAATGGTATTTTGTTCTCTACATGGTAGTGAACAGATTTGCTCATTCTATCTTTATAGTCTGCAAAACTTAACATTAAATTTTCTCCATCATCTTAGAAACCACTTCATTTAGTTTCGCTTTCCACTCTTCTTTATATCGTTGCTTATATTTATCTATTGTGGATTCTGAAGCTGCCCATTCTTTTACATCTTTTTCACCAATAGATTTAGGGTCATTTGGTGTACCCCTTTGTTTTACATCTACTGGTTTCATAAATGGTTTCTCACCAGGAGTAACTTCTTTTGTATGATTTACATAGTCGTGGCCAATTTCGTATGCCTCAGGTACACAATTTGGTACCATTTTGCCACCTTTTTTCTTTAAACCGACTTGTTTATAACCAGTCCAACAGGCATCAGCAAGGTCTTTTTTANACTCACCAAACATCTTTTTGTATTTTGAAGTGTGTGTACTAGGTTTTGTCTTTGCTGTCTTATCTCCAGGAGCTGGGTCATTGTCATTTTTGGTAGTATCAGTGTTTCTGAAATGAGCGGCTCTTCTATCTTTTGTATCTTTAGATAACTGTTTGTAATATTTTTTAGGTTGTGTGCCTTTTTGTTTTTTAACATCTTTATCTTGTGGTAAACTATCAGTGTGGCCATACTCAGATTTCTTTTCTGATACGGCTTCAAAACCATAATCAACATCTAAGTTGTATTCTCTAACTTCAACTTCTCTATCAGCTGCAATTGGAACACAATCCCAAATCCACGCTTTATGTAAATTGTTTTTGTCATCTTCTACAACGATATAGTTTGTACTTCTTCTTACTACTTTACCTTTAATATCTTCTTTAATATAATGTACTTCATCATTGATATTAAAAATCATTTCTCTAATGTACAAATCTCTAATTTGTTGTTGTTCAAATTCTTCTAATGATGCAATTGGTCTTGCACCAGTTCCTACGGCAGACATACCACCAAAACTAGCGGCCAATCTCATACCTTTTCTAACTTGTTTCATAATAGAAGCTGCATCAACACCTTTTGGTAATCCTTTTTCAAAAGATTTTAAATCACCTTTTGCGGCTGCATCTCTCATTTTAGATGCTGACATACCAACTGCACCTTCAGCGTCAGGATCCCTTTCGCCAGCTGATACTACTTTAATACTATCAAAGTCATATAGACCGTGTCTGGATTTTACACCATTATATTTTTGTAAGATGTTTTCGAATTCTCTAACCCTATCTGAACCTGCAACCATAGTTACATCTGTGTAACCTTTTTTGTATAGTTCAGTTGCAATATCAAGTACCATATTTGTCTGATTGATTTCAATGTTTCTAGCGTGGCTAGGAAACAACTTTTTCATAATAGACAACTTATCTCTTGGAGATAGTGGATTCTTTTTAGGGTCTTCACTACGACTTAGGTAAATTTTATAGTCGTTAGTAGGCACTGACTTAACTTTGTTGATAAGTTTTTCGTGGCCAATAGTTGGAGGATTAAATCTGCCAAATGCAAATGCTATTGATTTTTTAGTAGCTTCTATCATAGTGTTATTGTCCATTTTCTCTATGGTAACACAATCGGAACCGTTTGGCAAGCCCTTTGTTTGTTGTATTTTTGCAACACTTTCGTTACGAATACTGTCAATTTCTGCGTCTGTAACCTCTCCGTCATCTAAAATCTTTTTACATTTCTTATAGAATTTTAGATAGTGGTATTTCTCCAACATTTTGTAAATAACATTTTTAGGTAATCTGTTCTTCACACCATAATCTCTAATCTCATCTGGCGACATATCTGTATCAAATGCTTTTCTTCTTTCTGCATCAACATTGTCACCAATTCTAATAATTGTTCTAATACTATCTTCAATCTCTTCTAGTTTTTCATTAATTCTTTCTTGTAAGTTTAGAATATCATTTGGTGATAAATCTTTTAGTTCATCATAATCAATAATATCTCTTTTTAATTCACCTTTGACAACATCAAGTTCTTGTACCTTACGGCTGAAATCTTGGATATACAAATTAACATCAAAGCTAAAATCTTCTGGTCTTTTGATGAACACATTACGGTCAATATCGAATACTGCGTCTGCCTTTTTATTCTGGTCTTCATAAGTAGCCTCATCTGTAATAAAGTAATAGTTAATTGGGTGTTCTGTTCCTGGTATTACTTTACCTTGTATGTTATCTGGATTAGAAGCTGACAAATATTTTTTAGAAAGTCTTACTCTTTCATCTTCTCTTTTACCTACTGGNACATCAAACAATACATTAATATCTAAGTCTGCATCATTTCTATATCGTTTAGTTAAAATAGAACCAATTAAAGAATACTTAATTACAGGATATTCTGTTTCAAATTCCTTTAATTGTTTCTCTATCTGTGCCTTAACACTTGGTTTAATTTTAGGATCCATAGTATCGGCATCATCAAACACAGCTGGTGCATATGTTTTTCTAGGAATGTCAATGATGCTTTCTATGATTTCTCTAAACTTTTTCATCTATCTTCTCTTTGCTTTTCTTTCTGTAGCCATCCATCTTTTTGCTGTGTAAGATTGAACAGGTCTACTTAATAAACCTCTTACTGCTTTACTTACTTTGTTCATTACATTAGTTACCAATTCTTGGTCTGATTTATTGTTATCAATAATAATCATATTGTTCATACCAAATAAGTTTTGAAACTTACCAATGTTTGCTTGTACAGCTT